CCTCATGGGCGATTTTGTGTCCAAGCTTCCATGCAAGACCGGCATTGATTAAATGCTCTACAGCACTGATGTGTAAAGTTACATCACCGGTCCTCTCTCCAAGGTTTTTAGTAACAATCTCGTATGCTTCACTACTAGTCATAAGATTACACCTCCTCTGCAAATTCAGGAACATCAGCCACAAACTCAAGCTTGAAGCCCATGTTCTTAAGTTGCTTTAAGTCAAATTCAGTAAATGATTTTGACCCCTGAAATTCTGCCAGCTTTTGTGAAAGCTGACATACCGGGTAGAACAAGTCTCTACCAAAGACATTTTTAGTTTTTATTTTAAGTGTTTGCATATTTTCCTCCTTTAAGTTTTATGCATTAGACCCTCTCCTTCGGGGGAGAAGAAAAGGGTTTCGGCTAATTAAGCCTCGTCAGTAATGCTGATTAGTTGCACTTAGCTAAAGCAGTAGAGAGCTTCATATTTAAAGCTTGCTTCTTAGATATACCAACATCAGAAAGTGCAAAGAAAACATCATCTAAGTCCTCAAAGTAGTAAGTACAAGAAAAGTCCTCATCGGTTAGGTCCTTAACTTTTTTGTTAAGAACCACAGCCTCTGCATTTAACCTGTGCTTCTCAATGATGCCAAGCAACATTTCGTAGTAATCATGATCTGCCGAAGTTGCATTTCCATACACATGAGCTCTAAGCTTCGTGATGTGATCCAAAGTTTCATAACCCTTGGAAAGAATTTCTTCCTCAAGATTTGCAATGGTTTCTTGTAGTGTGTTCATACGATACCTCCTTGTAATTTATAAGCGATGAACAAATAGCTAATGGCAATTAAGCCGGTTATCGAAAAGATGTAGAAGTCTAAAAGTTTTTTGTTATCCATGATTACAGCTTCCTTAGCTCTTCTAGCTCTGCGAATTTGTTTATGAGCTCTTTGATAGGAGTATTGAAAATCTTTTCTTGATATTCCTCATCCATGCGACAAATTGCATCATGTAACGCATCAATAGCTTTGCCGAATTTTGGTGCCCTTGTATCAGGCAGATCAAATTCATCAATCAACCAAGTATTAAAAATTCTTGGTCGCTCAGTTTTGTAACAAACTTTGATGCCATCCCTAGTTAATACCTTAATAGTTTCAAGGTAATCGTATTTTAGTTTTGAATTCATATTTTCCTCCTTTTGAATTTTGACTAAGACCTTCCCCGAGAGAGAAGGTTTCGCTCAATAAGAGCTCATCAGTTAGCCTTCAACTAAAGTTATTAGTTACTGTATTAGTAGAATGATAATTGATGTTTAATTGGTGGTCAAACATCCCTTGATTCTAGATCGTTAACGAAAGCATCGATAATGGATTCTGCTTCTTGCCTTGTTGAAGCTACAGCCCAAAACTCACAACCGAGCTCACCACATTGATCACCAAAATTATCACCCCAATTTTCATGGGCATATTCACTTGGTCTGATTACAAAAACGGTATTACCAAAATGATCACCTGTACCAATGGTGAAGTTATTGTGAAGCTCTTCCATTAGTTCACCTCCCTTTCTGCATCCATAAAATGCTTACCGTCATTCTCTGAAAAGAAGACATTTGAATTGCGAATACATCGCACATAAGGACCGGTAACAGGGTCCGTAAGTAATGTCTCTAAAAGAATGTCTCTCTCAGACTCTGACTGACATTTGATAGTTAAGTTAAAAGTTTTTAGTTCATCCATATTTTCCTCCTTTTTTATGTTGACTAATACCTCCTCCTTTCGGGGGAAAGAAGAAGGTTTCACGCAATCAGCGATCATCAGTTAGCCTGTACTCCGGATACCTCTTTATAGATATCCACAAAGGTCCTACCATCAAGTGTTCCAGCAAACTCTAATGCTAGGTAGATCATCTTAGCTTGAAGCAACTCAGCCCTTTGAGCATCATCATCGTTAGCTAAAGGGTGATTGCTCTGTATCTGATCTAAGTAAACCTCAAGAGCTCTCCACATCACCAAGCTATCTTCTTCGCTTAAGTTAAAAGTTTTTAGTTCATCCATAATTTTCTCCTATATTGAATTTGACTAAGACCTCCTTTCTCGGGGGAAGAAAAGAGGTTTCGCTCAATCAGAGCTCATCAGTTAGCCTGCACCCAACCAAAGTTAAGAGTTAAAGAAAAACCCTTAGAGGTTCTCTTTAAATCAATACCAGCTGAGTCCAACATCTCTTGGATGTCAGCATCGTTAGCACCACCATGGAGTAGCACATCGGTAATGTGCTGAACCATGTCGCTCTCTTGACGATCCTTCGCCAAGTCTAGATTTTGTAATCTATTCATATTTTCTCCTTGGGCTTTATTGCCCTGTACTAGACTTCTCTGACCCCCGTAATCGGGGGAAAGAAAAGTTTCGGTCAATCAGACCTCGTCAGTAGCACTTATGTGTAGTAGCTATCACAAGACGGTGATAAAAACCCCGGTCTGTTAAGGCGTTCCATATACTTTTTACCGGTCATCAAGTTAGTACGCTCAACCATTGGCTCGTTCTCGTAGAAGTAATCGTAAGTAACAACCTCTGATCCACATAAGCCTTCATAGAGCCTCCATTCCGGATCGTACTGTTTTCGCTCCTCAAAGTAAGCATCTCTGCTTGCCTTTGTAGAAATCTCACGCCTATCCATATATCCATTAATCTCATCTTCAAACCTTTTAAGATGTTTTTTCTTTAGCCTAGTTAAAGCACTCTTGGCGGCTCGCTCTGTTTTCCATTCTTTGTAACCACCGTAAGATTCAATACCGTATCTCTTACCAGTAGCCTTGTTAAATATTACAAATCTATTCATATTTTCTCCTTTTTAATTTGTTTGGGATAATTCCCGCACTAGACTCCCCGGAGGGAGTTTCGACTCATTAAGTCTCGTCAGTAGTGCTGTCGATTCTGCGATCCATCATCTTCTTGAATCGATCTCTGTTAGTAGAGCCCGTATTAAAATCCGGTGAATAATACATAGACCCTATGCAGTAGTGATCAACCCCTTTGAAGCCACCACCATAAGTCCGAGATATTTGAACCTCAAACCCTCTGTAGAGATAGTCCATCGGACCACCTTGTTTGTTTTTGCTTATTGGAAAGTTCATATTTTCTCCTGTAAAAATTAATTAGCCATTTCATCCTTTCGGAATCATCAGAGAGACTACACAGTCCCTTATGGTTCCCACTCTGATTTTGGATTCGCCTCGCCAGCTTGGATTTGCTGGGTCATTAGGTCCCTTCCCTGAAAATGATTTTGAAACTGTCCTTGGTTCAGTTCCCTAACTCCGAGCTTCGTAGAGGGTCTTTGTTGACCCCTTAACCTACCGTGGTCTTCTGTTAGTGGTGGTCTTAGTGTGTCGTCTAGTCAATCTCCTATTTACTTAATAAGTGAATCTTAGACGATCTAAATTTAATTGTCTACAGTGTAGACGAATTATTTTAAATTTATTTTTGGGGGTGTTTTTCGGGGAAAGAAAAAAAGACGAACAATCACCTTGAATCAAAGGCAGTCATCGGATACCTTTTACTAATCATGGAGATCGAAAAACTAGACATGAGATTAACTAACCTAGAGGAGTCTGTACGACACATTAAAGAGATGGTCGGAATACTCCCAAGGTTAGAAGAGCGGATGGTCAGTCAGAAAAATGACTTACAGGATCACGAGCTCAGACTCAGAAATCTTGAGAAGGTGCAGAACAAAAATAATGTGTATGTATCTTGGTCAGAGAGATTTGTTCTAGTGGGCATTACCTTGTTTGCAAGTGGTGCTTGGAGATTCTTCGTAGGAGGCTAATATCTTTTTTAAACGCAACTCAATGATCGAGGCAGAATTAAATAGATACGCATATCATCCTAGCGGAACGCTTGGTCTACTCACAATTAAGGATCAAGAATTCTGGACCGCTGAACGACCATGGATGAACAACCAAAAAGAAATATCTTGTATCCCAACCGGTGAATATATTTGTAAGGCATATAGCTCACAAAGATTCGGGGAAACCTTTGAGATTCAAGATGTGCCAAACAGGACCTATATCTTGTTCCATGTTGGCAACTATCCGATTAAAGATAGTTTGGGGTGCGTGCTTCTCGGGGAAGAAAAAATGGGGGACACAATTGCGGTATCACAATCCAAGAAGGCAATGACTAGATTCAGAGAATTACTTAAGGATGTAGATGCATTCAAGATCACCATCAAAGACCAATTCCCCAAAGATTGGTCATAGAAAATGCAAGTCATGCAAGAAGGTATTAGACCTTAGTAACTTCTACACAGGAATAAACGGAAACGGAAGGACCTACACCGATAGAACATGCAGACCCTGCGTAAACGGGGAAAAAAATAAAAGAAGAGGCAAAACTCCCGAGTCATTTATAAGACACCTATATAGCCAACTGAAGTACAAGAGAAAGAAAACCCATAACTATCTAATAACACCGGAAGAGATCATAGAGCTCTACTATAAGCAAAACGGTAAGTGTGCATTAAGTGGTATAGAGATGACTCACATTAAAGACGGTAGCGGATATCATGGTGAGAACATAAGCATCGATAGGATCGATTGTAAGGACCATTATCACCTTAAGAATATCCAGCTAGTGTGCTATGCAGTTAACATGATGAAATGGACCCAAGAACAAGAAGAGATGCTACAATGGTGCATTAGAATTAATAACAACTATTATGACAATAAAAAACAAACCACTAAAACAAAGAAAGCTAGAATTCGTTGAGCATTTCTTGGTGACAAAGAACGCAACTGAAGCCGCAAAACGATGTGGGTATTCAGAGAAGAGTTCGCACAACCAAGGTTACAGATTGATGAAAGATGATGATGTCCAGCGAATGCTTGCATTTGAATTGGAGAAGTCCCGAGAACGCAACCTCAAAGACTCTGACGAGATCATAGAGAGGCTTAAAGAAGAAGCCTTGGGTGATATCCATGGTGCAACAGCAGGCTCTCGTGTGAAGGCTCTAGAGCTACTCATGCGACACTTCAATATGCTGGATCAAAACCAAAAGATTGAGCTATCAATGAAAGATTCTTGGTTTGATAACCTCGATCTCTCTGCCTCAGATTCTGACGACAAAAAGAATCACCTTAATTAGGTTGTGCTCTTTTAAATGCCATCCACAAAAATGGACCCGTACCTCTCAAACCCGCATTCCTGCTGGCACGGGGAGGTGCTGGGCTGGGTACCTCATATACATATACCCACTACCCAATCCCTCTATCTTTCCCCCAGACTAATTTTATGGGGGGGATAGTTTCCTAGGGGGGGCTGGTTTCTTAGAATATGGAAATTGAAAAAGATAAATTTCAAAAAATTATAAAAACCTTCAAATCGAATCTGGACATTTATGCCAAGAACTGCCTGAATATAATTAACAAGGATGGTAAATCTGTGCCGCTTGTATTCAATGCTGCCCAGATGGAGTTGGACCGATTAATAAACGAGCAATATTCTCATCATAACAGGGTGAGAATGCTCATCTTAAAGTCACGACAAACGGGTATTTCGACATACTGTCAGGCACGGGGTTTCTGGAAGACGGTATCCGCCCAAAATCAGAACGCTGTTGTGGTATCTCACTTGAATGAATCCACCAAAGCGATCTTTGGAATGGTTAGATACTTCTATGATAATTTGCCACACCCCTTAGTCAAACCTGACTTAAAAGAATCCACCACCTCATCGCTCCAATTTACCCATGGATCCCGGTGGCGTATTGCTACCGCAAGAACAAGTGAGGTTGGGCGGGGTTGGACAACGAACTATCTGCACGGATCTGAGGTTGCTTTCTACCCCAATGCGGACATTATCCCCGGCTTGCTCCAGACGGTGCCTGAAGATAACTCTGAGATACTTTTAGAATCCACCGCCAATGGTGCCGGAGGTTGGTTCTATGATGCATGCATGAGGTCGCTCAGGGGAGAGGGGGAATGGGCTCTATGTTTTATTCCTTGGAGCATGATGCCCGAATACAGGCGTAAGATTAATAAATACTTTGAGCGTACCGATGAGGAAGAGGTACTTGCAAATATGTTTCATCTTGACGATGAGCAATTGAACTTTAGGAGAGCCAAGATTCAAGACCTCGGAGGAGAGGATCTATTTAGACAGGAGTATCCAATTACCCCGCAAGAGGCGTTCCTCACCACAGGGCGTGTGTTTGTTGAGCCTAAGTATATTGATGCTGCCTACAATGAGTGCTATTCCCCGACTTGGCGTGGGCATCTGCGGGGAAAAGAGATGATGGAAAACAACAATGGTCCCCTAAAAATTTTCGAGCATCCTAAAGCTGATCATCGTTATTGTATTGGTGTGGATGTTTCCGAGGGGCTCGAACACGGTGACTATTCCTGCATCCAAGTTCTGGACCACATGGGATATCAGGTTGCCACTTGGCACGGGCACATTGACCCGTTTGACTTTGCCGAAGTGATCGGTGAGATAGCGAGTTACTATAATCGTGCTTGGACTTTAATTGAACGCAACAACCATGGTTTAACAACAATAAGAAAGTTACAGGATCTTGGTTATCCAAACCTCTATGTTGAACAAGCTGTCGATGATGCGTATGTGGATCGCCTAACAAGGCGGGCAGGTTTTTTGACAACAAGCAAGACAAAACCATTAATTATTGATAACTTAGTACATTTACTGCGGCAGGGAGAGTCTGGCGTAGCATGCGTTGATCTGATTGACGAGATGCGTACTTATGTTATTGATGCCAGAGGTATTACAAATGCACAGCAAGGATGTTATGATGATAGAATCATGGCATATGCTATAGCACTGTTTGGTTTAAATTCTATGCCCAGAAAACAAAGGATTCAAATAACTAACAGAAAAAAGAAAGAGTTTTTTTAAATGAGCGAACTAGACAAAAGAGAAGTAACCCCAGAAGGGATTGCTATGGCTGAAGACGGACTTAACGAAGAGTCCATAAGAACACTAGGCACCGAACTAAAATATAAATACCGTGAATATAAGGATGCCCGTTCTGATATAGAGGATGAGTGGGTAGAAGACCTTAGAGCATTCATGGGTCAGTATGATCAAGAAACCCTAGGCAAGATTCAAGAGAAGGGCGACAGATCACAGGTGTATGTAGGTCTTACCCGAACCAAGGTGCTTGCAGCCTATTCAAGAATTACCGATTTATTATTTCAACCGGGACAAAGATTTTATTCTATTGAAGCAACCCCGGTTGCTAAACAACCCCTAGTTGAAAAAGAACTAACAGAGCGTGCTGCTTTTGAAATCATGCAGGCATCACAGGTCATTGACCCAATGATGGTGGATGATTTAATTCAAGCCAGATACAGAGAGCTTGTTAAAGAGTTAGATCAAGAAACAGACATCCGTGTAGATAAGATGTTGGATGTAATAAATGATCAAACATTAGAAAGTAATCTTGAAGGCAAGATGAAAGATGCTATTATGGAACAAGTGATTTTCGGTACAGGTGCCATGAAAGCAGGCACATTACGAATAGAGAAAAATCACAAGTGGATTAATTCTGAAGAAGGATATAATCTGATATACGAAGAAGAACCTATGCCAGAGATGGAGGCGGTTTCTATTTTCGATCTATACCCTGATCCGTATGCGACCTCTATTGATGACATGCGATCAATCTTTAGAAGACACATCCTTTCCCGTGTTGACTTCCAAGATCTTAAAGCAGCCCCCGGTTTCAATGCAGACTTAATTGACGAATGTATTCTCATGAACCCAGAGGGTAACCACGATGAACAACAGCACGAGAAGGACAGAAGAGATATTGCTAACATCAATGACTACGAAACAGAGTCAGGCAAGTTTGAGGTCTTAGAGTTCTGGGGTAGCGTTAACGGATTTGACTTAGAGGAAGTAGGTATTGAGTTCAATGAGTCAGACGATCTAACACAGGAATATCAGTGCAACATTTGGATGGTTGGAGACAAGGTCATTAAGGCACAATTAAACCCTTTACCGGGTAACATTATTCCTTACTTTATTTTCCCTTACGAAAAGAACCCTCATGTATTTTGGGGAACAGGCGTACCAGCAATGATGCGTGATTCACAACAAACCATGAATGCCGCTACAAGAATCTATTTAGATAATGTGGCGTTATCTTCTGGACCTATGGTTGAGGTTAATACTGACATTATGGCAAGTGGTGAAGATCCTACCGACCTATACCCATGGAGGGTGTTCTTAAGAGAGGGGGGAGATGGGAACCAACCCATGGTTAGATTCTATCAACCACAATCTAATTCACCGGCTTTAGTTTCTGTTATCGAACTATTCAGAAGATTCGCAGATGAAACAACTGCCCTACCTTCATATACTCACGGACAAACACAGAGCTCATTAAATAGAACAGCTACAGGTATTTCTATATTGATGTCTAACGCTAATATAGTTTTAAAATCTGTAATTAAAAACATTGATGATTATCTAACTAAACCACTCGTAAGATCTTTATATGATTGGAACATGACTTGGAATACTAATTCAGACATCAAGTCAGACATGAGAATCATAGCTAGAGGATCTACAACAATGGTACAAAAAGAAGTCCAATCACAAAGACTTCTACAATTCCTATCACTAATCAATAATCCAATGGATGCTCAGATGATCAAGAGAGATAAGCTCTTGAAAGATGTAGCCAAGTCATTAGATATTGATCCAGACGATATACTTAAATCTGAAAAGGAGTTAATGGATGAGCAACAACTACAACAAGCTATCGCCGCAAGCATGCAAGGCGATCAAGGTCCTGAGCAGCCAAATGGAGAAGGAATGGTTGGTCCTGATGCAAGAAATAGAGTCGCTCCGCCAACAGGAGAGGGACCTGTTGGAAACAACGGAGGACTACCGGTTTAGTCAAGGTCGTTGCGACATACTTAAGTTTATTGTATCTTTAGACAAAATTGCAGACAAAGTTTTAAATGGGTTAGGAACCCGCAAGGAAACTCCTAACATATATAAATAATCGACACCCTTACATAAAGGACCGAGGATAAAAAATGACTGAAAAAGTTAAAACTAAAGGCGAGGTAATCGCTGAAAGGCTTGAAAAAGAAGCTGACGAGATGTTAAAACAGATTGAAGCTTCTCGAAAGGAATCCGAACCAGAAGGACAAGGACTTGCAAATCTTGAACCTGAAGCTGAGGACACTCCGGAAGAGATAGAAGAAACTGTGGAGACTTCACCCGAAGAATCTCAGGATACTGAAGAATCGAGTCAAGCTGAAGAGATTCAAACCGAAGTAGAGAACGAACAAGCGGTGGATGAGAAGGAAACGATATCATCCGAACAGTGGGAGGAACGGTACAAGAATGCTCAGGCACGAATGACCAAAGCCACCCAGAATGAGAAAGAGCTTGAAAAGAAGATCTCTGAGTTAACCGATAAGGTTAAGGCTATGGAATCAATGAGGAGTGAAACCCGCATTGAGCAGCAGAAGGAAGAAGTAGGCGTAGACCTATCCGAGATAATGAAAGATTATCCTGAGTTAGTGAAGCCCCTTCAGAGTTATGTTGACACAGCTTTTGCGAAAGTGAATAAAAAACTTGAGCAAACTACTCAGGAATTAACTAAAGCTCAACAGGAAGATATGGTGCGGGAGCACAAAGCTAAGTTAGCTAAAGCCCACCCAGACTATGTCCAAGTAGCCAACTCAGAGGATTTTACTCTTTGGCTAGAAAGACAAAGCCCGGTTTGGCAGCAGATAGCAGATAGCGGAAATGCTGACGACACGATTGAACTCCTGTCTCGTTATAAGAAAGCCCTTGGGATTAAATCTACTCCGGAAGTTTCCAAAGAGGATTTGGTGGAGAAGGCAAAGCAAAACGCTGAACCTAATTTACCGAAAGCTAGGAAACAAAACATTGGGAGTAGTAAAAAGATTTGGACTGCTGCTGAAGTTGCAAAGCTTAGTGATAAACAGTTTCTGAAATATGAAAAGGAAATCGACCAAGCACAACGGGAAGGCAGACTTAAGCCCTAAAATTTTTACTACATATTTGAATTAAAGACATTTAAATAAAGGAGTAAAATAATGGCTTTATCATCAAGTAGTGGAAGTTTTTCTTTCGCAGCTGGCGAACAGCATTTCATTCCAGAAGTCTTTTCTAAGAAGCTACAAGCTAAGTTTTATTCTCAGACAGTTTTATCTGAGGTAACAACTAACGAGTACGAAGGAGAGATCTCTGGGTTAGGTAACAAAGTAAACATAAGAACAGTACCAGCAGTAACAGTTGCTGACTACACAGGTTCTTTGTCTTACGCTGATGTCACATCAAGCACTATCGAATTAGATATCAACAAAGCTAAAAGCTATGCTTTTAAAGTTGATGATATTCTAAGAAGACAAGCTGATAT